CCAACATCTAAATTAGCTCCTAATGTAACGTCACCATCTGCGTCCAGGAATACAGCTTTGCTTGAAGGCAGTGTACAAAACACTGTTTTACTACCGGCTGCAAAATCTATTTTAGTTGTATTACCTGCTGATGTATCGATTACCGTGGTTCGTGCAAGAGTGTCGGGAGACGCGTCACCAATAGTTCCAATACCTATTTCCCATGTACCGTCTGATTCGTGTACAATAATATAATAAGTTGTATTTGTGTCACCAACACCAGTTACAAACGTTTCAAAACCAGTTGCAGCACCACCTAAAGATATGGTACCCTGTCCAGTTGTCGTTGTGGTTTCTTTGACTCTATCGTTTAGAACTAATGCCATAAAACCTTACCCCGATATTCTTATAATAGCACTACTCGTATCTGCGGCTGGAAATTGCACTGTGAAGGTGCCTGCTGTAGTAGAAAAATCACCACCAAAATCTAACATACATACTGCTGAATCAGTAGCAAGTCCTGCTGTCGCTGCACCACCTGATGATTGATAAATAAGCGCGTACCGCGCTGTTGTAGAAACTGTTGTAAAAGAAGTGTCCGCAAAATCTGCAAACACTATAGATGTAGAAGAACTACCTGTAACACCATTATTAGTTAGTGTATTTCCTGCTGCAGTGTAACCAGAACCTGATGCATTTGCTGCTTCATTAGTTGTGTTGTAACCAGTTATCGCTGATGCAGAAACTGTTTTAGATGATGTGTAGAGAGCAAGTTTATATGTGTCTCCGCCCGATGCACTAAAATTGTGATTACCTTTTAGAAGGTGCTCTTTAAAAACATTACATATTACGTTTGCCATATTTTCTCCTTACGGGTTTACAGATGGAATTGGTATTCTTACCGCTCCATCTCTATATTCTTCACGTCGTTTTTGACCCATTTGTTCTGTTGCTAGTGTCTTGACAGCGTTTTTATAAGACGCTTCGTACAAAGCTAACATGTTATCAGGTCCTTTTAAAAATTTAAAAGCTTCGATTAGGCAGGCATACAACAATGCTGTTGGAGCATTTGTACTAATCCACGTTGAGGTAGTACTTGAAGATAATCCTGTTGGTTGAGCATAATACTCAATGTCCATAGTATAAGCCGCATTTGGTGTAGGTGCAAGAATTAATGAGTCTTCATCGTACGTTGCAAAGTATTTTGGAATACCTGTGCTAGTTCTATTTGGCCAATATTCTGATATAAAGGAAGGGTCTTTTTTCTGTAAAACTATTCTTTCATTATTTGTCAAACCACCTAATGCTCCTGCCGAACTAAATATAGACACAAACCGAATAGCACTAAATAAAGCTGGTGTTGTACCGGGCAATGTTACAAACGGTGTGCTAGCTGTTAATACAGCACTTGCATTTTTCTTATATACGTCAAGGTCTAGCTCCCTGTACAATCTCATTTCAGCATGTTCTATAAAATCATTAACAATAGTAGTTGTTAAAACATTACTATCTGTTTCTGTATAATCTCTTATCTGTGTTACTAGTTCTGCGTATGTTGTCATGGTGTTATTGTTGTAGGTCCTGCATAAGCGCGGAACCCTCCTCCTCTTATATTACCAGTTGTTGCAGTATCTGTCGACACTGAGAACGTATATGTATCTGTGTCTACCACAGTTATTGTGTAACCTGCAGCTGCGTTTATGTTTGTAGCTGTAATACCGTCAAAACTAGTTGCAGCGTAAAAACGAACAGTGTCACTTGTTGATCTACCGTGACTTTCTTCTGTTACCGTAATTGTTGAAGAACTAGCAGACCCTGTTTTAAAAGAATCTGTTTTTAATAAATTAGGTGCAGCTGTTTCTGTTCTATCTGGTCTAGCGTCTCTTAGTCCTTGAGCATCAGCTTTGTGAGGTCTAGGCTCTAATTGTGGGTGCTTTGCTTCAAACTCAGAAATATGCACTAAAGAACCGTTCCATTCTTTTACCATTTCTATGTATGGAAATTCTAAACCACTACGATCAGATATAGCTTTTGCTTTTCTTCCTGTTGCAAAATTAGACATTTGGGTAATACGCTTTCGGTGTTATGTGTGTACTTGTAGAAGAACCATCTTCTACTAATGCACGATTTAATTCATCTTCGTAAATCATTTTTAATTGTGGTACTAGTTCTGGTTTTTCTTTCAACGCCAAATAGTAAGAAAGACCTGATACCATACACGGTACAAAACGATAAGGAACATCACTTGAATTTGTGTAATCTCCAGCGTCTTCTATTCTTTTTACATAATATAAATGAACTTCTGATGCAGCGGCTGTAGCATCTGGTGTTGGATATACACTTACAGTCACACGATCAATAAAACGTTGCACGTAATATTGTGTTGGTTGGCTTTTTGTTAGTTTGTTAGATAACGCAGAATAAGTAGACCTATCTATTTTTGTTAATGCTACATCTGCTTGTGATGTAGTTCCTCTGCTAGTTCTGTATGTTGCCTCAAGTACATCGTCCATACCAAAAATTGTAGAATCTGTTTGTACTGTAGTAGCTTGCGCCCTGTTTGTATCAGAGGTGTCATCTGCCGCACTTCTAAAGAAATGATACTCAGCTTGTCCTTCAACAAGATTTATGTTTGTTTCTTTTAGTTCCCAATAATGCAAACCTCTATTGCCCCATTCTTGAAACATTATGTTTAAAGAACGTCTAGCAGATTTTAGTCTGTATCCGTTGAGGTCTTGAACACCTAGTCGTTCATAAGCCTCTTCCATAATCTCATCTATATAGAAAGTCTTGTCGAACGTTGATGTTCCTGAAGAAGTATTCGGCATATGCTACTCCTTAATATAATTTTTTAAACTCTGCTACAATACTGTACATGTTTCCAGAATCAGCTGCGCCTGGTACTACTGCATTAACATCACTTTCATTGGTGTTTGCTGATTTATCTGTTTTTAAACCACCAAACTCTCTAAAGTCCCAATAGCCTGTTCCTGTTAAGCCTAGAATAGGAATATCTCCATCATCATCTTCTTCGTCTAAACGTAAGTATGAATCTCCACCGTCTCCGGTATCACATGCAAACCACAATCTTAATAAGACTAAGTGCAAACAAGAATCACCGTGTGAGTTTGTTGCCATTGCTGACACGTCTCCAAACACTGTCGTTCCGCCTGTTCCGTCTGATTGATTTACATATTTAATGACCACACGTTGATCATTTTCTTGCATAATCGTTGGTCCTGTTACTACATCTGCCATTTGTTTCCCTCCTTAATCAAGAAACTGTGGGCCCGAAGGCCCACATTAACGTTAATTTTATTGGTCTGCGAATGCAGGTGCGTCTGCACCTTCAGCGTAGCCCCAAATATAATAGTTAGTACTATCTTTCGCTAAAATATTAATTTCAAACACACCAAAGTCTGTAAGAGTTATTTTAGAGTTAGAGTTACCATCTGAGTAAATTGATACGTTATCAGCATTTGAATCAGCATGAACAATACCACCAAGAAAGAAATTAGTGTTTCCTGGAGTTATTATAATTAAGTTTTCTGCTTCTTCTGCAGCTCCACCGTAAACAAATTTAAAGTGTGCGCCACCAACTGGTGCTGGTAAAGTAATCGTTCTGTTTGCTGCAAGTGCAGGAACTACAAGAGTTCTTCCACTGTGTGTTGCATTATCAAGAGTTTTATCTTCATCTCCTAATGCTACAGGTGCATCACCCATAGTGATAACTTCAGTAATTACTCCTGTAGAAGAGTTTTTACTTACTGCTTTAAGTGTGCTTTCCGATCTAATCGGACCGCTAAAAGTTGAATTTGCCATAATTGGTCTCCTTTTCCGCCAGTACAGTCTGAGACATTGTCTACTGCATGAGTCTATACTGACTATTTATAAGTATGCAGTGCGTCGAGTATACTCTTTTAAATATAAATGTGCAAATAAAAAGGGGCCCGAAGGCCCCTTTAAATTAGTTCTTTTGCTTAAGAATTAAGCACCTGGTGAACCAAAAATACCACGCCAGTCAGAAAAGCCGAAGCTGTATCTTTCTCTAGCTTTGTATCTCATATTACCAGTGTCAAAATCACCTTCCATAGCAGTTTTAATTGCTGCTCTAGTAAAGTGTTTTAGTCCATTAGGAACATCCGTTTTGATAAAGAATGCGTCATCATCAGTTAGGAAGTTGTTTACCACGTATCCTTGTGGCAACATTCCTTTTGAAGATAGTGCATTGATATCGTTATCAGCAGTTCCAACACGTTGGTTAGACTTTAAGATTCTTTCAGCTGTAAACTGTAGAGCTGAAGGTATAATCATTTTTAAACCTCTAGCTGCAATTTTTAAGCCTCTTTCATCTTTAAAGTTTGCAATGTCAATCATAGCTTGTTCAAGTGATGTTTCACTTAAATCTGCAGACGTTGCAAGTTCATTTGCTTGGTTTGCACCAGAAATAGTAGGGTGATCGTCAGCCATAAGAGCTTTACCATCTCCACCATTTGCAGTGTCAAAACCGTTGTTAAGAACGTTTGCTGCTTTGATTTGTTTTGTGTTAGCCATAGATCTTGCTAGTGCTTTAGTATAACGCTTAGCGATGCTGTCATAAAGATTATCTTCTACAGCTTCCTCAGTGATAGAGAAAGCGAGAGCAATAGTCTCATGAGAGTAACGAGCTGTGAAGCTCTCATTCGCTTGGTCATACGATACACCAGAACCTTCTGGTTTAACCGCTGCTTGTGCGAAACCACCTAGCATTACTTCTTCTTCAAACGCTCTGTCTGAGCTTTCTGAATCAAAAATTTCTGCATGTTGGTTTTCGTAGTTTTTGTACTCAAGTCCAAATAATGCATTTAGACCTGGCTCTAGCTCTTTTGCTAGTTGTTGTCTTGATATAGCCATTTTTTATGTCCTCCTGCTATTAATTTAAATGGACCGCGTCAGCTATGAAGCATCTTAGTACTGCATGTGCGCCAATCGCATTGTCCGGGGTTTTAGCGAAGCCCAGCACTTTTGCACCAGTCAATGTTGTACCTGATCCGGATACGTCAAGTTCATCACCAGAAATACCTGTTGTAGTATTTCCTGCGTGAGTTTTAACGTGGTCCATGTAAGTACCAACCATTGCTTGAGTTGATGCTGTGTCATCGCCTTGTACTTCGTACGCTTGGTACGGATCGTCGTATACAAAAACCTCTCCTTGAACACCAAGAGCGGTGCCATCAAAGAAATTTTTGAAAGTTGGTTTATTAGTAGTGTTGTCGTCGTACTTCAAACCACCAAATACCATAAGACCAGTATTAGTCGCAGCAGAAATTTCTACATGTCCTGCATTGAATTTTACTAGGTCACCTTGGAACATAGCCGTCGCATAATCAGATTTAATTGCATATTCTGATAGCGCGCCGTTGTCTGGGTTTCCGCCAACTTTACCACTAGGTCTAAAACCAAAAGGGGCATCTGTATTTGCCATATTTGTTTCCTCCTTAAAGGGTTAAGTTATTAAATTGGAGGTTGAGAAAAGATTAGTCTTTTTTCGAGCCACCAAAAGTTACACGAGTTTGCCTTTCTTGATTGATCGGCATACTTGGGTGCTGTTCCTTCATAAGATCGTTTTCTAAAGCTTCGTTACGATCAGCATTCATTTGTGCGTAATATGCTTCACGTTGCTTTGCGAGTTCTTCAGGTATCCTTGCCAGCACAAGGCCACCAACCCCAATCACTCCTGCGTATTTTCCGTCATTCACAGTAGGATAATCATAGTCCGGATATTCGTCGCCTCTTACGAGGTCCCAACCGGATCTAATTTTGCCTGACATGTTCCTAGTATCATCTTGGCCCATGCTTTCAGCTCTTATCCATCTGTGCCTGTATCCATCGGGCGCAGGGGGTGCATCTAGAGAAGATGGAGGAGCCCATACTTTAGGTCTTTCTTGTTTGACCCTAGTTTGACTCACGCGGGAAGTTTTAACAGTTTTAGTTTCTGTATCTTTTTTAGTCATATGCTTATACCTCCTTCGCGGCTAATTGTTTCGCATACTCTTCGAGTGGCACACCTAATCTTTTAGAAATTGCTACCTGTGAGGGTGTGAGCTTCACGGTTTTTCTGCGTCCTTTTGCGGCCGGACGTTTGGCACTTGCTACATTCTGCACTGGTGCAGATGTTGTAGATTGTTCCACTTTATCAAATTTGTGTGGGAATTCAAGTCTTATTCTCTTATCTACTTCAGAATAATATTCCGCTGATTGTGGATCAAATCCTTCTTCTTCGACAAGCTTTCTGTGTATGTCAAATGCAGTGTAAGTCATTGCATTATCAGTACCAAACCACGTATTTTTACTTGCCCAATCTTCTGCTTTTGGATCAATTTGCTGTGCAGCTTGACTAATGTCTTGCTGGT